CTCTTCGATGAACCTGACAGGGGGAAGCTGATTAAGTACAGCTCCTCCCGCAATCTTGTCCGCCCGGAGCCGGTGAAGAAAGAATACTCACGCCGGACTGTTAGGAAGATCCTGCGTGACGGACCGAAGCCGCATCCGGGGTTTTACATTGAAAAGAATTCCATATGTATCGGTGTTAACCCATACACCGGCTACAGCTACATACATTACACGGAGACACGAATAAAGCGGAGAGGAGGAAATGATGCAGCATGTGAATATCTATGTTGAGAGCACATGGAGAGGACCAAGACATACATCAGGCGTCTATGAATTCATCATGGAAGTCTATATGCAGCCGGGGCAGGATCCTGTGACACTCACGAAGCATACAGAACTTGAGGACAGCACGGAGAATACCTCATACGTGCAGGCGGCAGCAGAGGCTGTAAACCGCTTAAAGTCTAAATGCGAGGTCACTTTTTATACGCCGAATAAGTTCTTCAACATTGCGGCCAATGAATATTCCGCGCTGGAAGAATAACGGTTATCTGTCATCACATGGTGACCTGATAGCCAATGCACCAGAGTGGCAAGCAATAGCGCAGAAGACGGCAGCAGTCCGGGCAGAGGACAGGCAACATACATACCGGCAGTGCATGAGGGATGACATACGCAGGCTTCATCTGAAAATCAATGAAAAGCATCATGCAGAATAAGGCAGATGGTTACTGCTATCTGTGCGCAAGGCTGTATGGCATCTATGACAGGCAGGAGAATCTGCAGGAGCATCATGTGATATTCGGCAGAGCCAACAGGAAGCTGTCAGAGAAGTACGGGCTCAAGGTATACCTCTGCCTGTGGCACCATACCGAAGGACCGGAAGCCGTACATCATAACGCGAGGCTCCGGCAGCAGCTGGAGGAGGATGCACAGAGGGCATTCTTAAGGACGCATACAATGACGGAATGGATGGCGGTGTTCGGCCGCAATTTTATTATCATGTCAGACAGCCCGCCGCATTTAGACTTTAAGCCAAAAAATGAGAATTTGGGAATAACATTTTTTGAAGAAAATGGAGAGTGAGAATATGTACGTCAGAGCTCCACCAGATTCAGGACACAAATCAGAGACATAGTCAGATATTACACAAGGAGGTATACAGATGCTCTATTACAGATTGAATGACGTTAAGAATGGCTCAGTGCTGTTCATGAAGCCATCAGAAGCAAGAATATTCTTGAACCTTGAAGACGAGGCACTCAAGGCATATGCAGATATGGGTGAACAGTTCGGTGGATATGTCATAAGCAGGATTACGGCACAGCAGGCTGAACGGGAGAGAGAAGCACTTGAAGCGGAGAGAATGAGAAAGGCAGCAGTCAGCAGGCGCAGTGAGTACATAGCAAAGCATGGACCGAGTATATGGTGCGGATATCTGCTGTTTGCGGCAAAGTTTCTGAACAGGATGCCGGCAGCAGTCAGCAGTGATGTCAATATCAGGACATTCCGCAATGCAGACATATCAGGAATAACAATGCCATGTGTAACAGTATACGCCAGTCCGTCAGATTATCCCGGCTGGTATGTAGCAAGGCTGTTCGACCTTGGACATCCGCTTAATGTCCATATACGCCGCAGAACAGTTGAGGAAATACGTGCGGACATAATCCGGAGATTCCCGGGAATGATTCCGTTTGCACCGGGAGCAGATGACGACCCCTGCATTGTGGAAATATGGTTATAGAGGAGGCAGATATGTTTGATACATTTGGAGAATTTGATTCGGCAGAAGAGCTAAATGCTGCGGCAGCAGGACAGAAGGCGGAAGGTGACACAGGAGCACTTAAGGAGCTGGCAGAAGAGAACGGCATCGATGAGGATGATGTCCAGGACTACATGGACGGCGTTACAGACAGCCTGTGCACACCCCTGACCGCGGCATACGGAAAGCTTGCAGTTGAGACGGCAGTGCTCAGGCCTGTCGAGATTGTTGAAGACTGGGTAAGCTACATCCGTGTACAGTGCATGGACAACCCGGATATGGCAGCAGCAGTCCGGAGAAAGGACAGGCACTTAAAAGACTGCATGGCAAAGATACTTACCTGGTCATTTAAAAATTCATATGCAGTTGACAGCGACATAGTTAAGGCAGCAGGAGTAAGGGCATCAAGTGTCAAGATGGGAATCCCAGGCATGGCAACAGCCAAGAGGCTCATAAGGGAATATTATCTCGGAGGCGATGAAAATGAAAAAGAAGTCAATACTCGCAGTTGAGCCTGTACCGCCGACAAAAAATGTTGCAAAGTCAATGCTCACAGCACAGGAAGTCATGCTGAAGAATGAAAAGCATCTGATTATCGATCTGTTTAATAATAAAAAAGCCATATACAGGCTGGTGCTTGCAGACAATGATTATGCACATTACAGCTATGCATCAGGCACATGGGATTCGAGGACGGGCTGGAATAATCCTTATAATGCGGAGATATCAAGGGCATATATAACGGCAGCGCATAAAAGGATTGTGAGAAAGTGGACAGTCCACAGACACCGATATGAAGATTTGGCAGATGAAATATTTAATTATGAATACGATGTGGACATGCACAGGCAGCAGCTGAAGCAGAATAAGGACGATGAAGAAATGGAAGCGCTCTTCGCAGATATCCCGGATATTCCTGATGCATTTAATTCAAGAATCATGAGCAGGGTAGATATCAGCAATATTATTGCATATAAGAGGCATGGAAGCCGTGCGGACTACAGGTGTCTGCAGTGCGGAGGAGAGTCATCACGCAATATGCGTGTCAGTGAACCGCTGACAGGAATATCCGAACTGCATAATGTACCGAAAGCAGGAAAAATGTACATATGCCCGCTTTGTGGCAAATCAGGATACCTGAGACCGGCAGGGCGCATCAGAAATGATACTGTGTACGGTCAGGAGTTTGACTCCGCCCTGTACCAGAAGACTTCAGGGGAAAAGCTTGTGATAAGAGTATTCCACACAATCGCTGAAAGACGCATGACAGACTGTATTGAAGTTGATACCTATGAGTATGGTCGCATTATCCTAACCCAAAAAGGAGACAGACAGTACATATATGGTTCAGGCAGATGGCACAGAACTAAGAGCATACAGACATATGAGATAGATGTAGAGCATGGACGTGAGCAGGCAGTAGCAGGCAGTGCATTCAGATACTGCCCGGAAGATATGCACAGGCTGTTGAACTGTGATACCAGAAGGAACAGGAACATGGCTGTAATCCAGACACTTGTGACATATGCCAACTGTCCACAGATAGAGACACTGTATAAGCTTGGACTTGCATATATATGCCGGAAGCTGCTGTATGTTGAAGGACGGACGAGGATGATTGATAAGAATGCAACTGAGGCTGCCCGAATAATGAAAATGTCAAAAGAAGATTTCAGATATCTTAGGGAGAAAGCAGCAGGCGGCAGGGAATATATGGCGCTGCCTCTGATAAGATATGCCAATTCGAGAGGAATCGGACGTAAATATTATGACAGGCTGTACATGATATACAGTGTCGCTTCAAGCGAAAAGGAGTGCGACATGCTTCTGAAGTATCAAAGCGTTGATAAACTCTGCAATACAGCTGACAGGTACAGGAACGAATATGATGGAAGCTTCGCAAGGGCACTGATAGAATATGCTGATTACCTGCGTGAACGTGAAAAAGCGGGGGATGACATGACTAATGAGATATATCTGCGCCCGAGGAATCTGCATGAAACATATGCCAGGCTGCGTGCTGAGAATGAGGCGAAGAAAGATGAGCTGTATCTGCAGCGCATGAAAGACAGATATCCGAAGATACCAGATGTCAGCAGGAAAATCATGAAGAGATATACATGGCAGCAGGACGGACTAATGATACGGCCGGCATATGATGCAGGTGAGATAGTACTTGAAGGACGTATACTGCATCACTGCGTCGGGAGCGAGCATCAGCTGTACATGAAGAACTACAATGATAACAAAAGATATATTCTTGTGGTGCGCCGGCAGTCAGAGCCTGATATCCCGTATATAACAGTAGAGCTTGCGGATAACAGAATCCGCCAGTGGTATGGAATACATGATACGAAGCCGGATAAGGAAGAAATTGACAGATTTCTTGAGGAGTATATAAGGCACCTCAAACAAGTAAAGGCAACAGCATAGGAGGCAGGCATGGAAGAACTTAAAAAGACATTTGCAGGATATGAAGAGTTCAAGCAGACACTTGACACGGAGCTTACGAGGACAACGGAAGGCTTTGTAAGAATCGGCTTTCTGCTAAAGACTGCAAGGGACAATCCGGACATACTGGCAGGCTCAGGATATGCCAGTATCAATGATATGGCAGCAGCCGAGTACAATATCGACAAGACGATGGTAAGCAGGTTCATAAGCATCAATGACAGATTTTCAGAAGGCGGCAATTCAGACCGCCTTCAGGATAAATACAGAGGCTATGGATATGCCAAGCTTGCTATAATGCTGCAGCTCCCGGATGGGATTAATGATGAGATATCACCGGCTTACTCGAAAAGTGAGATTAACACAATCAAGAAAGAGTATGACGAAGAACAGCAGGTAACTCCGCTTGAGGTAATGACAGAGCCCAAAGATGCGACAGTCAGCAATGCGGAGCTTACAGTTACGGAGAAAGTAATATATGTTCTGATGCATAACGAACCTGAGCTGTTCCGGAAGATGTACAGCTGCATACCAGACTGGAAGAAGTACAGGGAAATACTTGCGCCGGCAGGAGAGGCAGTCTACATAGCACGGATATCAGGAATAGGAAAGTTTATGATATCCGTAAAGTCAGAAGGAATTGCTGTTGTGAATATGAGAGATACGTCAGAACGGCAGCAGATACCTGAAGATAAGTTTATGGAACTGTGTGGGAAGCTGTTTGGACATGATGAACCTACAGCAGAAGCCAAGTGGAAGGCATTATTCATGGAGAATATGCCGGGAGTGCAGGGGGCAGAAGTTGCACCAGTGCAACAGGAAAAAAAGCCTGTAGTCAAAAAGCCAAAGGTTACTGTAACAAAGCGGGAAAAAAGCCAGAAAAAAGAGCCGGATAAACAGGCAGCACAGAATGAGGAGGAACAGCTTAAGGGACAGATGAATGTGGGAGATTATCCGGGGGTGGTTCCTGAAAACAATAAGAATGACACAGATGCGGCTGATACTGTGCCGGACGAACAGCAAAAGAAACAGTGTATCCCTTATAGACCGATTAGAGAAGCATGGCATTCAGCAAAAGACAGCGTCCCGGACGATGACAGATACATACTGATATCGGTTGCAAGCAGGGCTGTGCCTGTAATCGGCATATATGACGAGATGCATGGAGCATTCTTCAAGGATGATACAAAGATACATTATGCGGAGGCATGGATGGAGCTGCCAGAACCGTACGAAAAAGAGAGAGGCGGTACCATAGCATGTACCCCATCTACAGATGGATAATGTAAATTTTAGAATTAAAAATCAAAAACAAGCTGCAGTACATTGATAATTGAATATTGACGGTTACTATGGTATAATTACTCTAAAAATAAGATTGGAGCATAAAAGATGGAAATTAACTTATTGAAAAGGGTTGCATTATATATAAGAGCAAATTTTAAAATTCCAAAAGAAATTAAAGGTTATTCTGACGAGGATGTGGCAAGAGCTGTTTCTGATTTAGAATCCAAAGGAGTAATTAATTATGTGAAGTTAAAAAAGATCACACCGAAAGTTGACAATCATAAAATTGAAATTGGACATGCAGACTCAGGTAAATACAATGAGGCAGTAGATATAGATGGTGTAACGATTTCGGAATATGAATTTAAAAAGAATTATGGAGAAAGTATTTTTTAGTAATTTTGTATACCAACCGTCAGCAATTGATGGTTGGTATTTTTGTGCAAAAAAATATAGGAGGATTAATGAGTAGTTTAAAAGAAGCTTTAGACCAATATACCGCAATCAAGAAAGAGCGTGAGTACATAGCTGAGAAGGTCATGGCATTAGAAAGGCAGATAGAACACATGGAGCAGGGCGGATACAGCGTCAGGGACACAGTCAGGGGCGGAGAGGGCAACATGCACCATTACACGATAGAGGGCTTCCCGTACAGCGATTACAGCCGCCGGAAGACGTTACTGAGAGTGAGGCGGCAGCAGTTGATTGACAGGGATGAGAAACTTGCAGAACTTGAGACGCAGGTCGAACATTTCTTGAGTGAGCTTGCTGACAGCAGGATGCGGCAGATGATTGAGTACAGATATATTGAGAATATGAGCTGGGTGCAGGTTGCTGACAGGATTGGTGGCAATAACACGGCTGACGGATGCAGGATGGCAGTTGAGCGGTTTTTAAGGGATAAGCAGTAAATGATAGCAGTGAGTGGAAATTCATTCACTGCTATTTTAGTGTAAAAAATGTGTATAAATACACATTAAATAATTGACAAATACACATTGAATGTGTATAATAAACAATGAAAGGAGGACACGGATGAAACAAAAGGATTTAGTAAAGAAACTTGAAGCCGGAGGCTTTACATTCCTCAGACATGGAAGCAACCATGATGTGTATATAAGAGACGGAATGATAGAGCAGGTACCAAGGCACAGAGAGATTAATGAACAACTTGCAAAGGCAATTATCAGGAAATGGGGATTGTAAAATCCCCGGTTTCTATGAATAGATATATGAATAGACAGAGAAAAGGAGCTGTAACATGAAGAGAGTATATCCTGTATTATTTACAAAGACAAATGATGATAAAGATACCATACTGATAGAAGTACCAGATTTAGGAGCCATGACAGAAGGCTATGGAATGGCAGACGCGATTGAGATGGCAAGGGATGTTATCGGAATGGCAGGAATAACAAAGGAAGACAATGGCGAGGAATTGCCGGAGGCAACAGAATTTGATAAGGTTGACGCAGCCAAGGGGACATTTGCCGCTGACGGAGAAACATATGCATCATTGGTTGATGTCGACTTTGACGCGTACAGAAGGAAGGTTGACATGAAGTCTGTACGGAGAAACGTCACACTTCCAAACTGGCTTAACGTAGAAGCCGACAAAGCAGGGATAAACGTATCAAAGGTTCTTCAGGATGCACTTATGTCGGTTTTGAATGTATCAAGAGGATGATTTGCAAATTTTTTTAAAAAATGCGCGTTTTGTTCGCTCTGTTCGTTTTTTATATGTTAATATGTAAAATGGAATTAGTCCAAAGTGATTATCATTTAATAACTCCTGGGAAGGCACCGGCACACACGCCGGTGTCTTTTTGTGTGCAAAAATATGCTGATATGCAGGAAAGGCAGGTGTGCTGATATGGCAAAAGGAAAATATGAATATTGGCTGTCAGACGAAGGAAAGCTCAGACTTGCCGCATGGGCGAGGGATGGACTTACAGATGATGACATTGCCACTAACATGGGAATATCACGGTCCACACTTGCAGCATGGAAGAAAAAGTATCAAGACATTTCGGACACCTTAAAAGAGGGAAAGGATGTTGCTGATATCCGTGTGGAGAATGCACTGTACAAAAAAGCAGTAGGTGGAGTGTACACAGAAGTCACAGAAGAGCGCATTAATGGTGTGCTTGTGGTTACAAAGAGGATAACAAAGGAAATTCCGGGAGACACAACAGCCCAGATATTCTGGCTTAAGAACAGAAAACCGGACATATGGAAGGATAAGCAGAATGTTGCACTTGAGGGACTTGAGACAGAGAAGAGTAAGCTTGACGACCTGATAAAACAGATGAGAGAGTAAGGCGGTGGCTGAATTGGAGATTTGGAAAAATATATCAGGATATGAGAAGAAACAATAAAAGATAGATTGATAAGCAGATGTGCTAGAGGCAAATGCAAAAGTGCATATGGTTTTTTATGGAAGTATAAAGAGGGCGAATAGTCGGTCTCTTTTTTGAATGAGGGGAGGTGGTTTGCTCCATGAGTTCTGAAAGATTAGCTTTATCAAAGAAGTACAAAGCATTTTTGAAATGTGATGCGCCAGTAGAATTTCTGGAGGGTTGACACCACGGCAGCAGGCAAAACAACAGTAGGCATATTCAAATATATGCTTAAGGTGGCAGAATCCCCCAAGAAGCTGCACATAATAGCCGCAGATGACACAGGAACGGCAGAGAAGAATATAATCAACAAAGACCTTGGAATCCTTGATGATTTCGGAGTGCTTACCGAGTACAACGGCAATGGAAGCAAGGCTTATAAGATGCCACACATACTGTACCACACGCCCGGAGGAGACAAGATAATATTTGTTATCGGTTACGGCAACAAAAAGAAGTGGAAGGATGCGCTTGGCGGACAGTATGGCTGTCTGTATATTGACGAGATTAACACGGCAGATATAGAGTTTGTCCGGGAAGCATCGATGCGAAGTGATTACATACTTGCAACACTTAATCCCGATGATCCGGCACTGCCTGTGTATAGTGAGTACATAAACCACTCGCGCCCTCTGCCGGAATGGCAGCAGGAGACACCGGACGAGATAATTAAAGAGCTTAACGAAGAACCAAAGCCCGGATGGGTGCATTGGTTCTTTTCTTTTGCCCATAACAAAGGGCTTCCGGAAAGCAAGATTAAGCAGATTATTGAGAACACGCCTAAAGGCACCAAGATATGGAAAAATAAGATTGAAGGGCTGAGAGGCAGGGCTACGGGGCTTGTATTCCCTAACTTTACAAGAAAGCGCAATGTTGTATCTGAGAGCTGGCTGAGGCAGCGCATGAAAGATGGCAGCATAAAGTTCAAGAAGTTCACGGTTGGCATGGATACGTCATATTCAAGCAAGTCGCAGGATACAATTGCGATGATATTTGAGGGCGTAACGTACAACCGTGAGCTTTTTGTGCTTGAAGAGGAAGTATACAGCAATGCCGACTTATCTGTTCCGCTTGCCCCGTCAGACACGGCAGTGAAGTTCATTGCCTTCCTTGACCGGTGCTCTGACAAATGGGGGCTTGCAAAAGATACATTCATTGACTGTGCAGACCAGGCCACCATAACGGAACTTAAGAAGCACAAGAGGCTGCACGGCTGCATATATACATTTAACGATTCATACAAGAAGGTAACGATAGTTGACAGAATAAGGCTGCAGCTTGGCTGGATAACGCAGGGCGCTTATATGGTGCTGGACCATTGCATTAATCATCTGTCAGAGATAGACAGGTACAGCTGGGATGAAGACGGACAGGCACCGGAGGATGCCAACGACCATACAATCAATGCGGCACAGTATGGATGGATACCGTTCAGGGACGGCATAGGAGGAATGAAATGAGGTGGATAGACAAATTGAGCGACAACATCAGAAAAGGTGTAAGAGAATGGCTGTATAAGGACACAATAGGGTACAGCCTGCAAATAAGAGAGCTGATGGATTTTGAATCGTCAGCAATCCGCAACAGGGTATGGTACCGCGGCGATTCCAATGAGCTTGAACAGCTGTACCAGCAGAATGTGGAATATGCCGACCAATACAAATTCTGGGCGGCAAGGTGCAGTCCGGGAATGGAGATGCGTAAGATACATACGGGGCTTCCGGGGCTTATCATATCCACCCTTGTATCAATCGTTCTTCCTGACATGAATGAGTTTGAATTTGAATCAGACACACAGAAGGACGTGTGGGAGCATATCGACATCGAGAACAGCTTCCGGAAGAATCTTGAGAATTACCTGAGTGATGTGCTTGTCATAGGTGATGGAGCATTCAAGATTACTTTCGATACAGCGGTGAGCGAATATCCGATACTCGAATGGTATCCGGGGGACAGGATTGATATTGAGTACAGGAGGGGCAGGATACATGAAATAGTATTCAAGACACCATACAAGGCCGGCAGCGGTACATATGTGCTGCATGAGCATTATGGATATGGCTACATAGAGAACCATCTGTACAGGGACGAGAAGGAAGTGCCACTGACGGCAATAGATGCAACATCAGGCATAAGCAATACGGCATTCGGTGATACAGACATAATGCTGGCAGTTGTGCTGAGCATCAGGAAGAGTAAAAAATACGAAGGGCGAGGCGGTTCACTGTTTGACGGCAAGCTTGACAGCTTTGATGCATTTGACGAGACGTGGAGCCAGTGGATGGATGCGCAGCGTGCGGGACGTGCCAGAACGTACATACCGGAGTGTTATCTTCCACATGATCCGAACACGGGTGAGGTAATGGCGCACAATGCATTTGATAACAGGTTCATAGCCGGAGAGACGGACATGACAGAGGGTGCCAGAAATGTGATAAGCACGGAACAGCCTGCAATACCGCATGACAGCTATCTTGCAGCATACTGTACAGCACTTGACCTCTGCCTGCAGGGACTTATAAGCCCGTCAACACTTGGAATCGACAACAAGAAGCTCGACAACGCAGAGGCGCAGAGAGAGAAAGAGAAGACAACACTGTATACGCGCAATGCGATAGTGGATGCGCTTCAGGAGACTCTGCCGAAGCTTGTAAGCATTGCGGTTAATTCAGTCAACATACTGCTTAAGAAACCTGTTGAAGAGGTAAAGGTGAACATACCGTTCGGCGAGTATGCCAACCCATCATTTGAAAGTCAGGTCGAGACAGTAGGAAAGGGAAAGACACAGGGCATCATGTCGATTGAAGCATGTGTTGAAGAGCTGTACGGTGACACGAAGGACACAGAGTGGAAAGACGAAGAGGTACAGAGGCTTAAAGCTGAGCAGGGAATAGCAGAAGTGGATGAGATGTCGGCAGCCGGTGACCTCAATACATTTGGGCTGAATATGGCGGGAGCAGCATATGAGTGATTATGATATCGGCGAAGCATTCGCAAAAATAGAAGATGAGCTCATAGCCTCAATGATGCGTAATATTGACCGGCACCGGGCAGAAGAGACCAAGGAAGGCTATGAGTGGTCCATGTGGCAGACAGAACAGCTTCAGGCGCTTGAAAAGTACAAGAAAGAGAATGCCCGAAAGTATCCGGGAAAGTTCAAGGATATCAATGACAGGATATCCGCTCTTATAAGCATTGCACATGATGAAGGCAGAATGAAACAGGAAGAGGCAATCCTTAAGGCTATCAGGAACGGCTTCAGGGGGACAAAGAAGCGTGGCAAGGGAATTGATGGTGAATTCTTCCGGCTTAGCGAAAGAAAGCTTGAAGCCCTTATAAATGCAACGATGAATGATATGCAGAACGCAGAAACGGCAATCCTCAGAATGGCCAATGACAAATACCGGAGCACAATATTCAACGCACAGGTGTATTACAATACAGGAGCAGGCACATTTGAAAAGGCTGTCGATATGGCAACAAAGGACATGCTGGCAGCAGGCCTCAACTGTGTGCAGTACAAAAACGGTGCAAGGCACCGGCTTGAGGATTATGCCGGAATGGCACTTAGGACCGCAAGTACAAGAGCGAAGCTGTACGGAGAAGGAGAGATGCGGCAGGAATGGGGAGTACACACAGTCATCATGAACAAGCGTGCCAATCCATGCCCAAAGTGCCTTCCTTTCGTTGGAAAGGTCATGATTGATGATGTATGGAGCGGCGGCAAGGCATCAGACGGGCCGTATCCTTTGATGTCATCAGCAATAGCCGCAGGGCTCTACCATCCAAACTGTAAAGACATGCACACAACATTCTTTCCGGGCATATCAGATGCTCCTGATGACACATGGACACCTGCGGAGCTGGAGGACGTGCAGATGTTCAATGAGACTGAGGCACGACAGCAGTATGCAGAGCGTCAGGAAGAGAAGTTCGGAAGGCTTGCAAAGTATTCGATGGATCCGGAGAACAAGAAGAGGTATGAGGTCAGACGGCAGCAGTGGAAGAAACAATTATCAGACAATCAGGAATACAGACCAATCGTAAGAGGCGATAGTAAGATAATTGAGGTTGAACCGGATAAAAAAGTGGATGTAAAAAAGATTAATTCATATAAGGAGAATATATATGTATCAGATAATGAGGTTATAAAGCCGAGGGCATTACATGAGATTTATACCAATACTGTTAAAGCGCTTAAAAAATGGGATATTTCAAAAGACAGGATGCCAGAGATAAGAATATTGTCAAAAGAAGAATTAAAGGCATATGGAAAGTATGATGCAGTAAATAATGTTGTATACTATATCTCGGAAATTGTTAATAAAGAGATTGTGGGACAAAAAGGTGTAACAGAGTATCATGAGATGTGGCACATGAAGCAGGCCGAAAAGTTTAGAAGTAAAGGCTGGAATATCACTAAAGAGAACTATGGAAAGTACATTAGAGAATTAAACAAAGAATGCAAGAAAACAATTGACGCACTAGGGATTAACAAATATAATGTTGATAAGATAAGTGATTATGCAAAAAAAATGTTTGAGTATGGAAGATATGATGAAGTTGAAGCTGAATATATGACCATTATAAAATCAAAGGGGAAAGAACTATGATTGTTGATTATCCTGATGAGATAAAAAAGTTAATGAAAAAATACGAACCCTATGCTGACAAGATAAAAGACGGAGAATTAAAAGATGCACCACAAGAGGCAATAGATGCTTTTTATAAGTGCAAAAAGTGGGCTTGGGAACAGGGACAGTAGATAAGTAGCCACCAGCCGAAAGGTCGGTGGTATTTTTGTACCTAAAAACCGGAAAACAGGAGGAATCCATTGAATAACTTTACAATCATATACAGAATCCTTCGTATCCTTGAAAAGACAATGGACTGTGATGAGCTTGACACAGACATGATATCACCTGAGGTGTTGGGAATATCGCAAAACAGATGGAATGCCATAATGGAAATGCTGTCAGATGAAGGATATGTAAAAGGCTTATCCATCCGGCAGACTATAGCAGGAACACACATCTGTACCGGAGGAGAGACGAGAATAACGCTTAAAGGTCTTGAATACCTTGAAGATAATTCAATCATGAAGAAAGCGGCCGGAATAGCAAGAGGAATAAAAGAGATAGTACCCGGAATATAGAAAATAGTACTTGACTTTTGCCCGACATAATATATAATATAATTATGCCCGACAAAAGTGAGGTGATATTGTGAGTCCAAGGACAGGCAGACCAACTAATAATCCAAGACCTAATAAATTAAGCATCCGAATAAGTGATGAGGATAAAAAAATATTAGAAGATTATTGTGAAAGGGAAAATGTAAATAGAACTGAAGCAATTAGTCGCGGAATTAAGAAGTTGGATAAAAAATAAGAACAATCGTTGCACCTACCACAGCACTAACGATTGTTCAGGTTAGAAGTTACCTTCTGTAAATATTATAATGCAGATGGAAACTTCTTTCAAGCGAATTTGAAAGGAGATTTAATATGCAGTTACCGCAAACAATAGAAGTAAAGGGAATGAGAGTCCTTACAACACAGCAGATTGCAGAGGCATATGGTACAACAAAGGATAAAATAATATATAATTTCAACTACAACAAAGATAGATACATTCTGGGAAAGCATTATATTGATGTATCTGGGGAAGAATTAAGGAGATTGAAAAGGACATGTGAAATTCAAAGCTCCTTTAAATACGCCAAATCATTGTATCTTTGGACAGAGAAAGGAGCATTGCTTCATGCAAAATCTCTGAACACAGACAAGGCATGGGAAGTGTATGATTACCTTGTAGACCATTACTTCAGAACGGTAAAAGAGAATCCTGCACCTAAGCCACATGGAAGTTTGGTTGTGGATGTTCCGGTAAATGGGCAGATTCAAAAAGACATAGCAGCAATCAGAAAAAATATATCTGCATTGGATGTATTGATGGATACAATAAATAAATATTATTCCGAGGAGGACTACAAAAAGGTTGTTTATATAGTTGAACAACAGGGAATGGCAATAGCAGATTTGTGCATGAGCCTGAGGTATAGAAAGCCTCAAATGATTTATAAAAATTTGTAAGTATAAAAACATACATTGGAGCCGATAGAGTTGAAAAATTCTACGGCTCTTTTTATATGCCCAAACGCGATAAGGCACTAAAAGGTGCGCGGGCGGTGACACCGATGACAATGGATTACAGGGAGACACCCTTAGAAACGGAGGAACACAATGAAAGACAACACAAGACTTCCGCTTAACCTGCAGTTCTTTGCACACGAAGCTGGCAATGAAGCAGGTAATGGAGAAGGAGCTGGCGAAAGCGGCCAGCAGGGTAACAGTCAGGTCAGTCAGCAGACAGAGCAGAAGCCGGCAGCAGGAGCGGTTGACTATGACAAGATCCAGCACATGCTTGAAGGAACACTTGCAGCAAAAGAGGACACAGCCCTCAAGAGCTATTTTAAGCAGCAGGGTCTCAGCCAGGAAGAGGCTGAGCAGGCAATAAGTGCATTCAAGGCACAGAAGGCAAAGAGCCAGCCTAATGTTGCAGAGCTTCAGGCGCAGGCTCAGACAGCCATAAAGGCAGCACAGACAGCGAAGATTGAGCAGGCGGCAACCATTGTCGCAATAGAGCTTGGCATAGGAATCAAGACTGTGCCTTATCTTCTTAAGATTGCTGACCTTTCCAAGGCTGTTGGAACAGATGGCAGCATTAACAATGACGCCATCAAGGAATCAATTAACAAGGTGCTTGAGGATGTGCCGCAGTTAAAGCCTCAGATGACAGAGCAGACGGGCTATGTACAGATAGGGGCGGCAGGCGGCAGCCAGCAGTCAACGCAGAAGGCTCAGAGTACTGCGCAGATAGCAACCAAGCGCTGGAACAGATTTAACAATTAAGGAGGATTTAACCAATGGCAAATTTAAACTATGCAGAACAGTGGTCACCGGAGCTTCTTGAGATTCTTATTCAGGGAGCGCTCACATCACCATTCATCACAACCAATGTAAAGTGGCTTAATGCCAACACATTCCACTTTACACAGATGTCTGTAAGCGGATACAGGAATCATAAGCGCTCAGGCGGATGGAACAGCGGAACATTTTCACAGACAGATCATCCATACACTGTAACACATGACAGGGATGTGCAGTTCCTTGTGGATAAGGCAGACGTTGATGAGACTAATGCAACAGCATCAATCAACAATATCTCAAAGACATTTGAGAAGACGGCGGTTGTGCCTGAGACAGATGCGCTCTTCTACTACCGTGTTGCCAAGAAGGCACAGGAGACAGAAGGATATCATTCATCAACAGCTTCAACAGCGTATACCAAGGCAAAGGTATTCGGTATGCTCAAGGATATCCTTGGCAAGGGCAAGCTCCGCAGATATAAGGCAAGAGGCTCACTTATCATGTATGTCTCAAGTGAGATAATGGACGCTCTTGAGCAGTCATCCGAGTTCACACGTAAGATTGAGATGACGCAGATCGCTGAGGGCGGTATCGGAATTGAGACGCGTGTGACAGATATCGATGGTGTTCCAATCATGGAGGTTATCGATGACGAGCGCTTCTATGATGCGTTTGATTTTGATACACCGGAGGGCGGATTCGTGCCGCTTAAGAAGGTAGCTGAGGACAGCGAACATGGTGTTGAGGCAGTAACGGGAGCGCACAAGATTAACGTGCTTGTGGCGAGCCTTGAGACATGCAAGACAGTACCTAAGATATCAAGTATCTACTTCTTTGCACCGGGAACACATACGGAGGGTGACGGATATCTGTACCAGAACCGTTCACTGTCTGATACATTTGTGTTCCCAAACGGCAAGGATGGCAAGATAGACAGTATCTATGTAGACGTTGACACAACAGAGTACACAGGAGAGTAAGCCATGTATGCAGATAAGGAGTACTATGCAAAAATTTACGGCGGCAGCATGATACCGGAGGATGAGATTGAGAGGGCGCTTGATATTGCAAGCATGCATATCGATTCGCTTACATACAACAGGATTGTTGGAAGAGGGTTCTCCGGACTGACGGAATTTCAGCAGAATATGGTACGCAGGGTATGCTGCATGCAGGCAGAGTTCGAGTATGAGAATGCCGCCCTCATACAGAGCGTGCTTGACAGCTACGCGCTCGGCGGAGTGTCGATGAGCTTCGGGTCTAGTTGGAAAGTCACAACGGCTGCAGGCGTGGCAATGCGCAGGGATGTGTATGCCATGCTCTGTCAGACCGGTCTGTGCGACAGGAGGTGTATATGATATATCCAAGCCTTATTGACAAAAGGATGTGTCATGTGCTGGTAAGCGGGACCATAGAGCAGGAAGGATACGGCAACTATGGTGAACCGCTGGAGCCGGTTGAATTTGAAGGGCTGTGCAACTATCAGGATAAGGCAAAGACAGTTCTTACAGCACAGAAGAAGCTTATAGAGGTTACAGGGACGGCGTACTTTCCGGGCGATATATGCCCGGACGCTGCCACAATATCCGGAGGGACGGCGGTCATATTCGGTGTACAGCGCAGGATAGTAACAGGAAGCAAGGCAAGGAACCCTGACGGAACAGTAAACTATACGATGCTGGAGGTGGTCTGATGGCGCAGGTATCAAGCCGGGTGACAATATACAGAGGTGCAATCGCTAGGATTAATGAGGCGGCAGTAAAGGCGCTTGAACAGACGGCAGAGCAGATACTTGAGGATGTTGGACAGAGCCAGACGCTTCCGTTCGCTGAAGACGAATATACTGTCGAGAAGGTATATGGAAAGCGCGGACAGTATGCAAAAAACGGAAGAGAGTACAAAGGCAAAAAAGTCAAACGCTTAAAAAGACAGGGCGGAACACTTCAAAAATCAACATTCATTGACACCAAGGGTTCGAAGGACGGCTATGTAAGCATAGTATCTTCAACGCCGTATGCACGCCGCCTGTATTATCATCCTGAATATAAGTTTAATACTTCGGTACATGCCAATGCCAAGGGAAGGTGGCTTGATGATTACCTTCCGGGAGGCAAAAAACAGGACATGCCGCATAAGGCATTTGCCAAGTTTATGCAGAGGGAGGCGGGAATGTGATTCTTACACTTGTAGATGTGGCAGAGTGCATTGCTGCCACCGGTATAGCAGACCGAAGCCACATATATGTCGGGCACATGCCGGATAAGAAACCATGCAGCATAGGAATCTATAACCTTGACAGGCAGCAGGTACAGAACACTGTAGGTGGCAGGACTAACAGCTCCTACAGGATTAAGCCGGTAAGTATTCTTGTACATTGGAATAAGTCATCAAAGGATACAGAGCTTAAGGCGGCAGCAGTATATGACGCTGTTGCAGCTCTGAGGAATGCGCATGCCGGCGGTAACAGGATTCTGTTCGCAGATATGCATACGGATACACCGGTTGATGTCGGAATGGATGACGGCATGGTGTATGAAATGGTAATAGAGGCAGATTTTTATTATGAAAGGAAGGATTAACAATGGATAACGAGACAGCAGTATTAAATGCATCAGGTTTAACAGGTGTAACGCCGGTTAATGAGATTACATTCGGTGTCAATACCAAAGGACGTACCGGCGACGAATCAACAGTTGTAAAAGACGCGGAGAGCCTTGCAATTGCGATTGACGGCAATATCGAGGAATGGGATTCCATGGAAGCCGAAGGCTGGAAGAGAAGGCTTATGACAGGAAAGTCAATCACAATCACCATGGGAGGCAAGCGTAACTATGGTGATCCGGGCAATGACTATGTGGCAGGGCTGTTCATGAAGAAAGGGCAGGCATGTAACTCGATACTTACAATCACATTCCCGGATGGCGGCAAGCTTACAATGCCGTGCGTAATCAATGTAACAAGCCTTGGAGGCAACGCCACGGCTGTAGGAGAGCTTCAGTGGACGGCACTGTCAGACGGCAAGCCGACATATACAGACGCAGTTTAATCAGGTAAAGGAGAATAGTTTAAATGGCACAGATTATAGATATTTCATCAAGAATTACCAATGAGCTTCCGCTTGTGAAGATAAGTGATGACCTTACAATCACGGTAAATAACCGCAAGAACACAATTCTTAATGTACAGGCCATGGTGGCAGAGTTTGAAAAGAAGGCAAAGGAAGACCCTGAGCTCAATGAAGTTGTAATGATTGGCAAGGCGATTGAGATGCTTGCAGGAGCAAAGTCAGCAAAGGCTATCGAAGAGCTTGACCTTCCGATGCCTGAATACAAGGTTGTATATCATGCAATCATGGCAGCGGCAACAGGCACAAGTCTTGAAGATGTGGACCGATTTCAGGGATGATAAAGATCCGTGTGATGATTATTACGACCTCTATGAGGATTACAGCCTCATAGAGGCTTCTTTTGCGCAGCAGTATGGAATAAGGCTCAGGCAGGAGGATGACATGTCATGGAATGAATTCTGCACGCTTCTGTCAGGCATTATGCCGGAGACACCGCTCGGCCGGATCGTATCGATACGTGCTGAGAAGGACAGGAGCGTGATTGACAGATTTACTCCTGAACAGAAAAAGATATATAACGACTGGAAGATGCGGTGTATACGCAAACACCGTGAAAATCCTGCAGCATATGCAGCGTATGTCGCGAAGTTTCAGGCATTCTGCAGGAGCGCATTCGGAAAATAACGGAAAGGAGGCAGCAGGTGGGATTCAAGATAGGTGAGATAGACCTTGGACTTGCTCTTAATAAGGATTCATTCAACAAAGACCTCAAAGGGATTGCAGGCAGCGCCCAGCAGACAGCTGCTAATGCATTCAAGCCGATAGGCAGAATCATCGGTGCAGCACTTGCGGGAGGAGCACTTGTCAAGTTCACAAAAGACTGTCTTGACCTTGGTTCTGATCTTACAGAGGTACAGAATGTTGTTGATACTACGTTCGGTTCAATGTCCTCCAGGGCTGATGAATTTGCAACGAGCGCACTTGAGACGTTTGGCATTTCTGAGAAAGTAGCCAAGCAGTACATGGGAACACTCGGAGCGATGAGCAAGTCGATGGGATTCTCAACATCAGAAGCATATAACATGGCCGAAGCCGTGACCGGACTTACAGGTGACGTGGCATCATTCTACAACCTGTCATCTGATGAGGCATTTGACAAGCTTAAGTCAATATGGACCGGCGAGACAGAGACGCTTAAGTCAATAGGTGTACTCCTTACGCAGACAAATCTTGACCAATATGCCCTTAATAACGGCTTTGGCAAGACTACCGCCAAGATGACTGAGCAGGAAAAGGTATTGCTTAGATATCAGTATACACTGTCGGCACTCTCGGATGCATCCGGAGACTTTGCTAAGACGCAGGACAGCTGGGCTAACCAGACACGTATACTTTCGCTGCAGTTTGATTCACTTAAAACCACGCTTGGACAGGGATTTATCAATCTGTTCACGCCGATATTGCAGGTTATTAACAGCCTGCTGGCAAAGCTGTCACTGCTTGCCAATAAGTTCAAGGAGTTCACTACACTGCTTATGGGCGACAGAGGCGGAGGCAGCCAGACCTCAACTGTAGGAACAATAGTAAGTGACTCTGCTGATGCAACAGCAGGTCTTAACAATGTGACGGATGCAGCAAAGGAGGCAGCCAAGGCAACAGGGCTCCTTAAGATAGATAACCTTAACAATATCACAACATCTTCTTCAACGTCTTCATCGGCAGGCAGTACAGGCACGGGCGGAATGTCAGAGATGACGGACGCTGCACAGCAGACGGAAGGCGTGCTTGGTGAAGTTGATGCGAGAATGGCGGCGATTGTTGAGAAAGCGGATGAGTTCATAGCAAGGCTTAAGACAATAGGCAGTGACATTAAAGCAGGTGATTTCTTCAAAGCCGGAAGAGACACATCGGATCTAATCGCAGACATATTCAACATGTATTCGGATGCCGTTGACAAAGTGGCATGGAGTGATATCGGTGCCAATATGGCACAGTTTCTCAATGGAGCAATAACACCGAAGCTTTTCAGCGCTGCCGGAAGGTCAGTGGCATCATCACTCAATGCTGCGATACATACAGCATTGGGATTCGGGACAACATTTGACTTTAAAAATCTTGGAGAGTCGATTGCATCCGGAATTAATACGTTCTTTGATACCTTTGACTTTGCAGGGCTCGGACAGACTGTCGGTACGTGGGTCAGCGGAATAAAAGATACAGTTGTTAAGGCGTTTAAAGACATAGAATGGGTAAAGGTGCTCAAAGGAGCATGGGACTTCACGATAAATCTTGGCGGTGAGAATATTGCGCTGATTCTTGGAGCAATTACGATAAAGAAAATTATGTCGGCACAAATCAGCGTGGCAGCAATACGGGCAATCTCAAAAAAGCTGGGAAAAGAGCTTGCAGCTTCAATAGGTGTTGAGATTGGTAAGGATTCAGGAATAGGTGCAGCTCTGGGAGCCGGAATAAAGAAGTCTGTTGCCAGCATGGGCGGCATAGGCAGCATGCTTACAATGGATTCCGCAACCGTGCTTGGTGCCGGTTCTGCAATGGAGATAGGCACATTTCTTGGAGCAAGCATAATAGGCGGCATAACGGCAGCAATTGGAGGCTGGAATCTTGGACAGTTCCTGTATGAGAAATTATCAGGAATTGAGATTGATATGTCATGGACAGAGCAGTTTACATATCTGTTAAAGGCTCCGGCAGAAGATTTTGATTCGTTTGTCGAGGGACTGACAACAACACTGACTGACTTTGAGAATAATCCGGTGCTTACAATGCTGGCAGATCTGCTTGCAGGTCCGTTTGTCACAGGCGCGGCGTATATCCATAAGAACAGTGATGCCATAGCAGAGGATATGGACAAGCTGAAGACTGGATTTAAGGCACTCAAGGATAAGATTGGTGAGAAATGGGATGGTGTTGAACGATGGTTCAACGAAGACGTTTCTCCGTGGTTTACAAAAGAAAAATGGAGTACATTCGGCAGCAACATGAATGACAGTATTCAGGAGAAATGGAATGACTTCGCGAAGTGGTGGGGAGAGTCGGGTGTATCCAAATGGTTTGAGGAAAGCGTCAGACCATGGTTCACAAAGGATAAGTGGACATCTGCAATGGCAGGAATCAAGGAAGGCTTCAGGGAGACCTTCAAGGGAGCCTGTAACATTGCAATCGAGAAGTTCAATGCCCTGATACAGACACTGAACGAGAAGACCAGAATATCATGGGATGCGGTTAAGGTTGCAGGCAAGGAGATATTCCCGGCCGTGGACATACAGCTTCTTAATCTCAGCAAGATACCACTGCTTGCCAATGGCGGTTATGTAGGACCTAATCAGCCGCAGTTAGCGATGATTGGAGATAACCGGACAGAGGGTGAGGTTGTGGCACCGGAGAGTAAGCTGCTTGATATGGCACAGAGAGCGGCAGCAATGTCAGGCGGCAGCAAGGAAGAGATGCAGCTTCTCAAGGAGATAATTGATATCCTTAAGGCGATTCTTGACAAGCCGGGGCTGTCAGACAGTGACGTGGGTAAGGCTGCAAGGCGCTTCTCACAGGAATACAGCCGCCGCACAGGTAGCCCGGCATATTATTAGGATTGGAGGACGGAATGGCATACAGTGGCTTCCTGATACGCCTTGGGGACTATACAGTCCCCTGGGAGTACATTCAGGCAAAGACTTATAAGACAACGCTCAGCGTAATAGATGTTGATTCAAAACGAAATGCTAATGGAGACCTCATAAGAAACGCACTTGAAAGCAGGAAGAACATAGCGGAGTTCCAGACACCTCCCTGCATGAGTAATGCTGATATGGCGGAGCTGTTTGGCAGCATAGCAGATAATTACATCATCCCAAAGGAACGCAGACTTATTGCAACGCTGTATGTTCCTGAGATTGATGATTATATGACACAGGAACTGTATCTGCAGGATCCTGAATTTGTAATATCGTACAAGGATGAAGATACAGTCTATTATGAACCGACAACATTGGCATTCACAGCGTACTAGGAGGATATATGCAGAATTATGAATATAGTTCACTGTTCTGGGACAGCAGTGTGGATAAACAGCTTGTAATGAAATACGATAACTCCAGGATAGATAACAGCATCCTGTGCAGTGAAGAGTTTGAATTTACCGAAAGCCTGTGCTCAGAAGAAAGTCTTACATTTGGATGCTGTGAGGCATCTGTAATCAAATTCAGGGTGCTTAATGTTGTAACGCCGCTTAAGGGCAGGACATTAGATGTAAGCCTGATAATAGGCGGACATACAGACAAGCCTTACCGGCTTGGCCGTTTTAAGATAACAGATGATGTACCGACAGCAGACAGGGACTACAGGAACATTACCGCTTATGACGCAATGTATGACATCATCAACACGGATGTAGCCGGATGGTATAACAGTACACTTCCGGATGAAGACAGTACAATGACACTCAAAGCCTTCAGGACATCATTTGCAAGGTATTTCGGTCTTGAGCAGACCGATGTATCACTTGTAAATGACGACATGATTGTGCGGCGGACAATAAAACCGGAAGAACTCAGCGGGCTTGATGTCCTGCAGGCAGTATGTGAGCTGAATGGCGCATTTGGACATATCGGAAGGGACGGAAAGCTTGAATATGTAGTACTTGATGAGCTTGTGGAAGGCTTATATCCGGCTAATGACTTATACCCAGCCAATGACTTATACCCACGTACAAGTAATGCATACAATGTCACAAAGGGGCGGTATTATTCATGTGAATATGATGACTTTCTTACGGAACGTATTACACAGTTACAGATACGGCAGGAAGAAAATGACATAGGTGCCACTGCCGGAACAGCAGGCAACACATACATAATTGAAGATAACTTCCTTGTGTATGGAATGTCAGCAGAGGAGCTTGACACAATAGCCGGTAAGACATTGTCAGTAATAGGCAGGATATCATACAGACCTTTTTCGGCTGACTGCATAGGCAACCCATGCATTCTGCTTGGCGAGAAGGTAAGCCTGAATACAAAGCGTGAGATTATTACGTCATATGTACTTCAGAGAACGCTGAAAGGTATACAGGGAATGCATGATGCGTTGTCCTCAGAGGGCGTTGAGAATTACTGCACAGAGGTCAATTCACTTGCACGTTCGATTATACAGCTCAAGGGCAGGACAAACGTGCTTACACGCACGGTGGATGAGACTAATGAAAAGATAACGGATGTTGAGCAGGGATTATCTTCGGAGATATCGCATACAGCGGCACAGGTGGCAGCAGAAGTCAAGAGAGCATCGCAGGCGGAAGGAAAGCTGTCCGGAAGAATAACGGTTGCAGCCGACAGCGTGGCAGCAGAAGTCAAGAGGGCATCGAAGGCGGAGGGAGAACTGTCTTCAAGCATCAAGCTTAATGCTGACAATATTGCAGCAAGAGTTTCTAAAGACAGCATAATAAGTGAGATAAACATGTCACCGGAGAAGATAAAGATACGCTCAGACAAGGTTGAGATTGAAGGATATGTTGAATTCTCAGATTTGTCAGGCTCCGGCCGCACAACTATAAATGGGGACAACATTACAACAGGGCATCTTAATGCAGACCTGATAACGTCAGGAACAATACGTGGCAAGGTGGGATTGTGGGTAGAATCAGACAGCTCCGACAGGGTTGTGACAATCAATGCAGATGGCATTTACAATGCTGCGAGTACTTATCTTAATGATGTGGCTATATATGGTTCACTCAAAGATGGCAATGGTAATGACCTTATTCCGGCAGCAGTTCAGTATCTCAATGATGGCTGGTGGGGGAATTTTACTACAGCTAATGGATGGGCTGTGACCGTCCAGAATGGCGTTATAACAGATGTAGGCTAAGGAGGACTTATGAATAAACCGATGTCGGTAAAAATCAATAATTTCTGTGACAGGCTGGCGGCTCTGCTCAATGAAGCGGAGCTGCCTTTTTATGTGCTTGAACCATATATGAAAAATGCACTTGAAGAGGTGCATACGGCAGCAGATAAGCAGCGGAAACTAGAGCTTGAGACCTATGTGAAGGAAATGGAGGAAAAAGAGAATGCAGAAGGCATACGTTCGAACCAACTGGGAGAACTATCCGAGTGATAAAACACCATTGAATGAATATGAATTGAATAGAGCTGATAAAGCAATAGACGAGATTGACAATAGAGTAATAGTTCTTGATTCAACGAAGTTTGATAAAACATCTGCCGGGACAATGGTGCAGAATATTCAGTTCGATGAGGCTACAGGAGTTTTCACAATCACATACTTCAGCGGGGCTGTTAAGAGAATAGATACCAATATTGAGAAGATTGCCGTTAACTTTGATTATGATGTGTCCACTCAGAGAATCATACTTACGCTTGACGATGGGACTGTCAAATACATAGATTTGAGTGCGCTTGTTACCCAGTACGAATTCCTTGATAATGGCACAATAACATTTTCAGTGGATTCTGCCGGCAGGATATCCGCAGCTGTCAAAAAAGCAGGGATAACAGAGGACATGCTGCAGCCTGATTTTCTTGCTGATATAAAGGTACAGGCGGCAGCATCATCAAAGAGCGCAACAGACGCTGCGGCCAGCGCAGTAAAATCAGAATCAAGCGCTGTTGCGGCTGCAGCAAGTGAGACAGCAGCTAAAAAAAGTGAGACAGCAGCTAAAGAAGCATTGGCAAACTGTAATAATTCAGCTGATGCGGCAGCAGAATCCGCAACGGATGCACATGATTCAGAGAGGGCAGCTTATGACTCAGAGCAGGCGGCAAAGCTGAGTGAAAATGCGGCCGCGGCAAGCGAAGAATCGGCGGCATCATCTGAGGTTAATGCCGCTTTATCAGAAAAAAATGCAGCAACAAGTTCTGCATCGGCGGCATCATCCTCCTCCACAGCAAAGTCAAGTGCGGTTGCGGCAGAGAGTTTTGCACATGGTGGTACAGATTCCCGTACAAATGAGAATATTGACAATGCTGAGTATTACTACAGGCAGTCCAAGGCAATTGCAGAAGGCTTCAAGGGTGCACTAAGACCTATGGGAACGAAAAAGTTTGCGGACCTTCCGGCAGCGTCCGAAGCAACCGAAGGTGATATGTATAACATATCGGATGAATTCACGACAACAGCGGACTTTGAAGAGGGCGCAGGCAATGTAATTCCTGCAGGAGCTAATGTGTATCTTACAGTAAACAATCTGTGGGATATCATGGCTGGAACGCCCGTTACAAGCGTTAACGGAGAGCGTGGCAATGTTGTCATTGACAAGGCTGCTGTTGGGCTTGGTGCTGTCCCTAACGTAGCTACTAACGATCAGCGTCCGACATTCACACAGACGGATGCACGGGCGAATATTGTCAGCAGCGAGAAATTGACAACTATCTTTGGTAAGATCGCCAAGTGGTTCAATGATCTTAAGAATGTTGCATTTACAGGCTCATATAAAGACTTGATTGACAAGCCGTCAGTAGATACGGCACTGTCTACAGCAAGTACTAATGCAGTGCAGAATAAGGCGGTTGCATCAATCGTGTATGGAGATGAAATCAGCACGAACGACGACTGGGATAACATTACAATCGGATATCATGTAGTCAATGGCGGTTCCCAGTATCCTTGGTCGGCAGACAAACATGCACCGGTTGGAGCGTGGGGCTGGGGATATGTTATTGCTTGGGTATATGGCACGTGCGGTTATCAGATATACATAACAGCAAGCAGCAGAAAGATGTATATACGCAGCAGATACGGATCTAATTGGACAGGCTGGGGCGAGTATGACAAGATAGATGCTGCTTTTGATGGAGCTATAGACATATCTGCATATACATCGGCTTCACCATATACAACGCAATCTGATGGATACCTGACAATGACTATTAATGGTTATGCAGGACAATATCTCCAGATGAGTATGAGGGATAAGAATGGAACCGAAGTCGATGAAATAATATTCCCGGACGGATCCAATGGCTACGGATGTTCGAGAAATGTCTATGTGCCAAGAGGTATGCGTGTATACAAAAAGGCAGGCAATCTTGTAACCGGAGGCATATCAAGTGCGGTATTCAGACCATTTAACAGAACATGATGAGGATATCCGGAAGCGAGGTGATGCGTATGCTCTGAGAATTGCACTGGTGCAACTGAGACAACACATAAAATAATAGAAAAGGAAGGAAATAAAGATGGACAGATACGAAAAGATCAAGGCGGTAATTATTGCCTTATGCGGAATTATATCAGGAAGGCTGGGA